ACCGTGGAATACGTGCCGCAAGGCCCAGAAGACGTCGCCGCAGCCAAGCAGGCTACCGATTACGCTAATTACATCATAAATCGAGACAACAACGGCTTCCTAGAAATGCACTCTGCCTTTATGGACGCGCTTGTGCGTAAGGTCGGCATACTGAAGGTGTACTGGGACGACCAGACGAAATACGAAACCGTTTCCTATTCTGGCCTCGATGACGCGTCCCTCGCGGCGCTGATGTCAGATCCTGCGGTTGAGGTGGAGATCGTAGCGTCTGAGCCTATGGGAGAGCCAATGCAAGATCCGCTCACCGGCGAGGATATGCCAGTGCCAATGATGCACGCCGTTAGGGCGACATACACGCATCCAGATGGCCGCGTTAAGCTAGAGGCCGTGCCTCCGGAGGAGTTCCTAATTTCACGCGAAAGCAAGTCGGTTGAGCAAGCCGATTACGTTGCCCACCGGCGCATCGTAACCGTGTCAGAGCTTGTGGCGATGGGATACGATTACGACGAGGTATCCGAGCTCGGCGCGTCATACGACGACATGGACACCAACGTAGAGCGTTACACGCGGAACAAGGCGCTGACAAATGAGATGAACGAGCGCCACGACCCTGCGATGAAAAAGGTGCTATACGTCGAAAACTATATCAAAGTTGACTACGACGGCGACGGCATTGCCGAGCTGCGTAAAGTTTGCACCGCAGGCGACGGTAACAAGATTTTAATGAACGAGCCATGCGACATGGCGCCGTTTGCGACGCTATGTCCAGATCCAGAGCCACACGACTTCTTTGGCATGTCTGTAGCCGACACGGTGATGGACGTGCAGCGAATCAAGTCGTCCATTATGCGTAACACACTTGACAGCCTCAGCATGTCGATCCACCCACGGGTCGCGGTTGTCGAGGGTATGGTGAACATTGATGACGTCATGTCTACCGAGGTCGGCGCAATAATTAGGCAGCGTGCAGCCGGTCAAGTGCAGCCTATGGCCATGCCGTTTGTCGGCCAAGCCGCTTTCCCAGTATTACAGTATATGGACGAGGTTAAAGAGGCTCGCACTGGCATATCCAAGGCATCCGCAGGCTTAGATGCCGGCGCGCTACAATCTAGCACAGCTACAGCCGTAGCAGCCACCGTGAGCGCCGCACAACAACATATCGAGATGATTGCGCGTGTCTTTGCCGAGACGGGCGTAAAGCGCATGTATGAGCTTGTGCTTCATCTGGTAACCACCCACCAAGACCGCGAGCGCATGATTAGGCTGAATAATAATTTCGTGCCTATAGATCCGCGTGTGTGGAATAGCGACATGGATGTCACAGTTAACGTAGCCCTCGGACGCGGTTCTGACACCGAGCGTATGCTAATGCTACGTCAGATTGCCGAGATGCAGAAAGACGCGATGCAGACGATGGGTCCAATTAACCCACTTACTGATATGCAGAAACTGTCTAACACATTGAAATCTATGACAGAAATAGCAGGGTTTAAAGATACCTCACAGTTCTGGGGCGATCCGGCTCAGTTTCAGCCACCGCCGCAAGATAAAAAGCCAGACATTAACGAGCAGCTTATCCAAGTGCAAATTCAGCAAATACAAGCGGATATTCAGAAGAAAGCTGCCGAGCTACAAATGCAACGCGAGAAGTTTAGGCTTGAGGATGACCGTAAGCGTGACGAGCTAGAGGCGGAGTTATTTGTGAAGGCTGAAGAAATGAAAGCCAAGTATGGCACGCAGCTCAACGTCGAACAGATCCGATCCGATCTAGCAATCAATCGAGAAGTTATGAAAGCGCAGGCTGACGTAATAAAGGAGGCTGCGCGTGAAGACTAAACAGCAAATTATAGATGACGGCAGGGAGGCAGACCGTCTACTTAAAGATACAGATCTCAGAAGATTTTTAGACGAGATCGAGCAGGATTGTTGGTTTGAGTTTAAAGCGACTGAAACCAATGATAGTGATAGCCGTGAGGCTATTTATATGAAATTACGCGGCGTTCAATCAGTACAACAATCGCTGCGTGCAATGGTAGATAACGGGGCTATTGAAATAAAAAGAAAATAAGCCCATAATATGGAGTTAATGAGATGGCAGAAAACAACAACCCATTAGGGACTGATCTGTACAGTGCTCAAAATGCAATCAGAGCCATGCTTGCGCCCGAAGAGGATAACGCTGCGGCAACTGATGCGCTTGAGGCCGAAACCACTGAAGAAGTAGTGGAGGAGGCTGAAGCCCCCGAGGAGATGGAGGCAACTGAGCAAGATAATTCAGTTGTCGAAGGATCTGAGGAGGAGCTCGAAGCCGAGGAAGATGCAGAAAGGTCGGAAGACGAATCCTTCAATATACTAGGGGCCATAGTAGAGGTCGATGGTGAAGAGATAACCGTTGAAGAGCTGAAAGCAGCTAATCTAAGGCAGAGAGATTACACACGTAAGACGCAGGAATTGGCAGAACAGCGTAAAACGCTAGAAGCGCAATACTCCGAAATCGAGCGTGAACGTGCACAATATGCTCAGATGTTGCCTGCTTTGCAGCAACGGCTTGAGCAGAAGGAGAAGGAGCCGGATTGGGATACACTGTACGACACAGACCCCACGATGGCAGCGAAGGCAGAACGTCAGTGGCGGAAGCAGCAAGACGAGCGTGAAGCTCAGATGCAAGCCGTCCAAGCCGAGCAACAGCGATTGCAGGCGTTGCAGCAACAAAAGGTGCAACAAATGCAGGAGCAGTACGTTTCTCAGCAACGCGAAATACTGCCGGAAGTCATACCCGAGTGGCGCGACAATAAAGTTGCGGCGCAGGAAGCAACCCAGATACGGGACTTTCTACTTGGCGAAGGATTTACCGAGCAGGACATTGGCGGTTTGACAAATGCCACGCTTGTGAAGTTAGCGAGGAAAGCCATGCTATATGATCGAGGAGAAACGCGAGTTACTGCGGCAAAGGCCAAGCCGAAAAAAGCACGCGCCAAGACATTGAGAAGCGGCTCCAAAGCGTCACAGCCGAGACCTAAGTCAGATGCACAAAAAGCGATTCAGAACGCAAAACAATCCGGCCGTGTCCAAGACGCGGCTTCAGCAATAAAAGCCTTACTATAGGAGATTTATAATGGCTATTGTAACAAATACGTTCACGTCCTTTGATGCCAAAGGTATTCGTGAATCATTAGCTGATATTATCAGCTCAATTTCGCCCGAACAGGTTCCATTTCAAAGTAACGTTGGATCTGAAAACGTATCTAACACTTACTTCGAGTGGCAAACTGACTCATTGGCGGCAACAAGCAAAACCGCACAAATCGATGGTGACGACGTAGGATCTTTTGATGCTGCGGCAGCAACCACTCGAGTTGGTAACTACACGCACATTTTGCGTCGTACAACTATTGTCGCTGACAACCTATCAGCGCAAGATTTGGCCGGCAGAAATGACGAATTAAGTTATCAATTGGCGAAGCGCGGAAAAGAGCTAAAGCGTGACATCGAAGCAGTTCTTACTGACAATAATGCACAAGTGGCAGGAAATAGCTCAACCGCACGGGAAACCGGTGGATTGGGTTCTTGGATTGCTACTAACGATGTATTCGGATCAGGCGGTGCTTCACCAACTGGTGATGGTACTGACGCTCGTACAGATGGTACGCAAGCTGCATTTACCGAAGCAATGCTTAAAGACGCAATGCAGGCTGCATTTTCAGCCGGTGGCGAGCCAAGCATTCTGATGGTTGGGCCGCATAACAAGACCGTTGTATCAGGCTTTGCAGGTATCGCGGCACAGCGTTATCAGGCTCCTTCCGATAGTCCGACAACAATTATCGGTACGGCAGATGTCTACATGTCAGATTTTGGGACCTTAAACGTGGTTGCAAACCGATTTAGTAGAGATCGTGATGCTTTTTGCTTGGACCCAGAGTACGCATCAGTATGCTACTTGCGTCCGATCCAACAAGTAGAACTAGCAAAAACTGGTGACGCTGAGAAGCGTATGATCCTTGCTGAGTTTGGCTTGAAGGTTCTTAACGAAGGCGCACACGCAGGTGTCTTCGACCTAGCAACATCATAATACAGTCGGGGCGGCTTCGGTCGCCCCACTTACTTGGAGTTAGAAATGAAGCGTATATTTGACCAAGACCCTGCCACCGGAATAACAAAGTATTGGCACGTAACCGATAAGGGCGAATATGTCGTTGAGACAAAGCAAGATGTCTCCGCAATCGCCGAGAGAAATAAAAACGAATACAAAGAGACACCGAATAGATACCGAGACGTCAACAAGGTGGCGTCATTACCTCTTTCAGTGTACTATGAGCTCAAGCGCCAAGGGATTGCAGACGATCCGAAGGCGATGCGTAAGTGGTTAAACGATGGCAACAACCGAGTATTTAGGACAAGGGCCGGCACATTATGAGCATTACAACCTATTCTGAGCTCAAGACATCCATAGCCAACTGGCTAAACAGAGATGACTTAACAAGCGTAATACCTGATTTTATTACTATGGCTGAATCAGATTTAAACAGAAAATTGCGTCATTATAAAATGGTGGAAAGAGTAGATGCCACGTTAGATAGTCGTTATGTGCAGCTTCCCCCAAATTGGATAGAGACAATGCGCTTTGCGATTACGTCTGGGACAACTTTTAGGCTCGAAGCTATAAGCGTTGACGATATGTTGCAGTATAGGGAAGAAAATAACGACAATGCAGGTCGCCCAAAGTATTACACCCACATTGGCGAAGCTATAGAGGTGTTCCCAACCCCAGACGCCGAGTACACTATGCAGCTTACATTTTATGAAGAAATACCGTCTTTAAGTGATAGCACCACGTATAACTGGTTATTACAGGATTCGCCCGATGTTTATTTATACGGAAGTTTATTACACGCAGCTCCATATTTGCTAGACGACTCTAGAATACAAGTGTGGTCTTCGCTGTATCAAAATGCGCTAGGATCTCTACAAAAGTCTTCAGATGATACTAGGTTCGCAGTAACCGCACCGCGTATGAGGATAACTAGCTATTCGTAAATAAATGGTGTATCTTTTAATTAGATCGATCTAACGGAGATAATGATGTCTTTTACTAATACTTATGAAACGCACGTATTAAATTACGTATTTACAGCAACTAGCGTAACCCGACCAACCGCTTGGTATATCGGTCTGTTTACCGCAGACCCAACTGACACTGGATCAACTTCAAATGAAATCTCAGGAAATGGCTACGCAAGGACGGCTGTAACATTTTCAGTATCTAACGACTTAGCAACTAATACGGCGGCTGTAGAGTTTCCTGTTGCGTCAGGCGGTAACTGGGGAACAATATCTCACATTGGCGTTATGACCGCGTCTAGCGGAGGAGATATGATAGTTCATAGTGCATTAACAACTGCAAAAGCAATTAACGACGGCGACGTGTTCCGAATCCCAACGGGTGACTTAGATATTACATTGGCTTAATGGGACTGCGCTCTACATATGACACTGGCGAGCATGGCTCTGGTCTTTATGGGCAGCCAGAAACTACGCAAGGCGCGGCAAGTTTATCCACATCATGTAGTGTAACAGCCGCCGCCGAAACTGTCATTGACGCGGCTTCTGCTATAAGCTCTTCTTCTTCTACAGCTAGCGCAGCAATTAGGGTCACTAATGCTGCGGCAAGTATTTCACTTCAAAACACAGTTGTAAGCGCCGCCGTTGAATATGTAGAGGCAGATGGTTTTAGAGCAGGGTACGGGCTCGGAATATATGGCTCTTTCGTCTATGGTGAAAACTATTCAATAGAGGACGGAGCTGCAAGCATAACGCCGGCGTGTTCAGTTTCTGTTAGCGGCGTTGCTGTTAGAAATGTAAGCGCTTCCATAACGCCTAGCGCATCTTTTATTTCTAACGGTGTTATAGACGTTGTAGGCCAGTCAAATGTGGGACTATCATCTAGCATAAATATAAGCTATAATCGCGTCAGATTGATGGCGGCGAGTTTAAATGCAGCCTCAACAATTACAACAGTAGCGAGGTACAAGTGGCTAGATGCAACTGATCCGACTACCGTATGGACAGACGCAACAGAAGCTAGTACAACTTGGACAGACGCAGATTATTTAGAGAGGGCTGCATAAATGCCGGCAAACACAACAACATATAGTTTTCAAAAACCTACCGTTGGAGGAGACGAGGACGCATGGGGCGGTTATTTAAATGCCAATTGGGATAAGACGGATGATCTACTTGACGGCACAACGCCAGTAACAGGCATAGACATTAACTCTGGTGCAATAGATGGCACGCCCATTGGTGCAAACTCCGCGAACACTGGTAATTTTAGCACGCTATCTATCGGCGGCACGGCGATCACGTCTACAGCAACAGAGCTTAATATTGTTAGTGGTGTAACTGCAACAACTGCTGAACTTAATTATTTAGACATAACAACATTAGGATTAACGGCAGCGTCTAAGGCGGTAACGGCAGATGCAAATGGCGTGGTGGGGTTTGACAACGGCACAACTGAAGAGAGCACCGTCGTAACCTCTAGCTCTAACGCAGCCACGATTAACCTACAAGATGGTAACGTGTTTACGCATACCTTATCTGAGAATGTAACCTACACGTTTAGCAACCCTGCCGCATCTGGCAGAGCTTCAGCTTTTATCTTGAAGGTGGTGCAAGACAGTTCAGCCAGAGTAATTTCTTGGCCTGCAAGCGTAGATTGGGCCGCCGCCACAGCACCCACGATAACTGCAACTAACGCAGGGGTAGATGTGTTTGCCTTTATTACGGTGGACGGCGGTACTAATTACTACGGCTTCACACTCGGTCAGGCGATGGGATAACAGTATGACAGCTTCTAAAATAGTAGCGGCAGCAGCCTCTGGCGCAGGGGGTGGTGCAGGTCTTGATGTAGATGAAGTTTTTTCAACGTTTTTGTATGACGGAACTGGTGCTAACCAAGCAATTAATAACGGCATTGACCTTAGTGGTGAAGGTGGTTTGGTTTGGTTAAAATCTAGAGATGGAAGCTCTAGTGCGTTCCACACTATTTATGATACAGCACGTGGAACAGGCCCAAATGGAGGTCGTATTTTTGGAGGTACTGCTAGCACTAACGCAGCATCTACTCAGTCTGATGGGTTACAATCCTTTAACTCTAATGGTTTTACGTTAGGAGCAAACCTTTTTGAAAATGGAACTAATGCGAGTTATGGAACTGAGTACGTCAGTTGGACATTTCGGAAACAGGCTAAATTTTTTGACATAGTGACGTATACGGGGAATGGTGTAAACGGAAGAAATGTACCTCATAATCTTGGGGTCGCACCTGCAATGATAGTATATAAAGCTTTAGCTGCTGTTGGTGGTGATGGTAGTGCTGATGCTTGGTGGGTAGATCATATAGGTTTAAATGCCAACAAGTCTCTAAGATTAAACACCGCTGTTGGTGAACAATCTAATTCTGTCTATTGGACTACTAGATTTGATGCGGATAATTTAAATTTAAGTGGAAACGTAAATCATAACGGTATTAATTACGTAGCCTACCTATTCGCACACAACAATAATGACGGTGAGTTTGGTCCTGATAGTGACCAAGATATTATAAAGTGTGGTAGTTATGGTACTGATGGAAATGGAGATGCTACTGTTAATTTAGGTTTTGAACCTCAATTTGTGCTTGTAAAATGTTCAACTACAGCGTCAAACTGGTATTTACTGGATACTATGAGAGGTATGTCTAACGATAATCCTGTAGAAAATGCTCGTCTTTATGCAGACACAAGTGGTGCTGAATCTTCAACAGGAGGTACGTCAGGTATTGTTCCTACTTCAACTGGTTTTTTTCACGATGGTTATATTGCTGCAAGTCAAACTTTTATCTACATGGCAATACGTAGAGGCCCACTAGCTGCACCAGATGATGCCACTAAGGTTTTTAATGTTGCAACGAAAAGTGCTAATGAACCTGCATATGTATCAAATTTTACTGTGGATATGGCACTTAGAGCAAATGCTATAAATACCACTCATGACACCAATGTAGCAACAAGGCTTACAGGAAAGTATTTCGGCCTTTCCAACAGTACTTATCAATTCCAAGATGGTAATGAGTACGAATGGGATTACATGGACGGTTGGAACTCAAACGCATCTAATGACACAAACTCTTATTCATATATGTGGAAAAGAGCCAGAGGTTATTTTGACGTTTTTTGTTACACAGGGGATGGTACAGGAACTCGCACCATCGCTCATAATCTTGGTGTAGTACCGGAGATGCTGTGGTTGAAGAAACGTAGCACTACAAGTGCATGGTATGTTTATCATAAAGATTTGTCCGATCCTAATAACGGTTACATGGAATTGGAAAAAAATGCAGTAAGATCAGGTTCTAGTGGTATTTGGGGTACAGGTCCAACCAGTACAAACTTCCAAGGGGTTTTTAACACAAGCAGTCAGACACATGTAGTATACCTTTTCGCTACCCTAGCAGGTGTCAGTAAAGTTGGTTCAGTAACACACTCAGGAAGCTCTACCGATGTAGATTGTGGCTTTGCATCAGGAGCTAGATTTGTTTTGCTGAAGCGAACTGATGCAACTGGAGACTGGTATATTTGGGATAGTGTGCGAGGCATAGTTTCTGGGAATGATCCTTACTTATTGCTAAACACAAATGCGGCTGAAGTTACCAACACGGATTACATTGACCCTCTTTCATCTGGCTTTCAGATCTCAGGTGACTTTACTGATGGAACATACATCTTTTATGCCATTGCGTGAACCATAATCAACTGACAAAAAGGAGTATCAACTAATGTCAGAATATCGTGAAAGAACAACAGGCGAAGTTAAAAGCCAAGGCGAATGGAGAGCAGCATTTAAAAATATGTCTCTTCCAAAAGTGTGGAACAGTAATGTCTGTGACGCAATGAACATTGACCCAGTACTGGCAAGCCCTGCTGCTACAACTAGTGCATATCAAACATCTGCTCGTGATGGCGTGGAGCAAAATGCTAACGGTGATTGGGTGCAGCGCTTTGTAGCTCGTGACATGTTTGCAGATACTACGGATGATGATGGCAAGAAGACAACAAAGGCAGAGCATGAGGCTGCGTATCAAGCTACACTAGATGCCAACACTGCAACATCAAACAGATCAACCAGAGACAGCAAGCTTGCAGAGACAGACTGGCATGGCATGTCAGACGTAACAATGTCGAGCGAAATGACCACGTATCGCCAAGCCTTAAGAGATTTGCCAACGCATGAGAACTGGCCTAACTTGGAAGATGCCGACTGGCCTACGAAACCTTAATGGGGGAGACATGGTAGATGCCTTTAATACCCCTACAGATACCAAAAGGTCAGTACAGAAATGGCACTGATCTTATGTCAAAAGGTAGGTGGCGTGACGTCAACCTAGTTAGATGGCATGAAGATGCTCTGCGCCCGATAGGTGGGTGGAGGCAAAGACAAAGCGTAGATATTAATGGCGTTGCCAGATTTATTATAGCGTGGGAAGATAACAGCTCTAACAGGCGTTTAGCAACTGGAACGTATAATAAGCTTTACGCATTACAAGCTGATGGAACATCTACAGACATTACTCCTGTTGGGTTGACGGCCGGTAGAGTTGACGCAACTATAAGCACTGGATATGGCGCAAGTTTTTACGGACGAGAAGGGTACGGTTTACCACGGGTAGATAGTGAAAATATTTTAAAAGCCACAGTTTGGTCGCTTGATAACTGGGGTGAGTATTTACTTGCTATGTCTCCAGACGATGGAAAGTTGTACGAATGGCAATTAAATAATGCTGTTAAAGCAGCGCAAGTTTCTAACGCTCCTACGTCTTGCTCTGGTTTTATGGTGACAGAAGAAAGATTTGTTGTTTGTTTTGGCGCAGGCGGCGACCCAAGGAAAGTGCAATGGAGCGACCAAGAAGATAACACAAGTTGGACTCCTGCGGCAACAAACCAAGCAGGCGATTTAAGAATACAAACTAACGGCATAATTTTAAAAGGGCTGAGAACAAGAGGGCAATCTTTAATTTTAACTACAGAAGATGCCCATACAATGACATATCAAGGGCCACCATTTGTATATGGCTTTGAGCGCGTTGGCACTTCATGCGGCTTAATAGGCGCGGCTGCGGCAGTATCAGTAGATAATGGCGTATTTTGGATGGGGCAGCGTGGTTTCTTTGTATATTCTGGTGGTAGGGTGCAAGATGTTCCGTGTGAAGTAGGAGACTATGTTTTCTCTGATTTTAATAATGACCAAAGAAGTAAAGTAAGCGCCGTTGTAAACTCTGCTTGGAACGAAATATGGTGGTTTTATCCAAGCTCAGATAGTACAGAGTGCAATCGTTATGTTGCATACGATTATGCCGAAAACATTTGGATGACAGGCTCTATGGATAGAACGGCAGGAGTTGACCGTGGTGTTTTTAGATACCCAATGTTTATAAAAAGTGACGGTGAATTGTATGAGCATGAAATAGGTTACAGTTATGATAGTGCTACGCCTTTTGCTGAAACAGGGCCAATTGCACTAGGTAATGGTGATAATTTAATGAATGTTGTAGAGTTAATACCAGACGAAAAAACGCAAGGCGATGTGCAAGCAAAATTTAAAACAAGATTTTATCCGAATACTAGTGAAAGTGAATATGGGCCATTTAACATGAGTAATCCTACTTCTGTAAGATTTCAAGGGCGGCAAGTTCGTATGAGAGTTGAAGGTAATGTTGCTACTGATTGGAGATTAGGCATTATGCGCTTAGATGCGCGGCAAGGTGGGCGCAGATGAGGATTGTCCCACCGTATACACCAGATATACAGGCTTGGGCAGAAAACATTAGGCGATTTCTTGGCAAAGCGCTTAACCAATTAGACGCAAAAGATCAGTATAGTTCTGCCGCAGAAGATGGGGTTATTTTATATGATAGGGTAAACGACTACCCTGTAGTCTCCCGAAATGGCGAATTTCGCCAAATTTTGCTAGAGGGTGGTCACGTTAAACTTATACGCACAACAGCGCAAACGGCTGCGTCGGCTAATACTGCTTACAGCATTACTTATGAGGCGCCTACAAATAATTACAAGATAGACAGAGACGCCACCAATAACGAGCGTATTGTGTTTGAAGAAACTGGTGAATACTTATTAAGCTTTACCGCAGAAATAACAAGCTCAAGCGCAAGCGATGTAAAGTTTTACTTTTGGCCTGCAAAAAACGGAACAAACATTAACAACCTTACGATGGTTAAGTCAATACACAACAACGGTGGTACAATGCTTGCCTCTAGAGTGTTTTTACTTGAGTTTGTAGCCAATGATTACATCGAAATGAAGTGGGCGGTAGATAGCACAAATGGCAGCTTGGGTGCAACAGCCGCGACGTCGTTTTCTCCTGCCTCGCCATCATCGACCCTCGCAATTACAAGAATCCATTCGTAGGGGTGTAAATATGTTAGATAATGTTGTAAGATTGCACACAAAGCCAAAGATAAGCATACTCCCCGTGCTATCTGATGATTTTGATAAGTTTGTTAGTAAGGGGATGGAGTTACTGGCTCCGGCTATTCTAAGGCAAGCCCAAAACGTCACAATGCAGGACGTTGAGGACGACATAAGATCTGGTGGATCTGTCATGTGGCTTATTCACCTTGAGGACAAGTTAGTAGCGGCCATAACGACAGTGGTTGTAAAGCACCCTCAGAGACGAAATTTAAAAATTGAATTTATTGGCGGTAAGCGTATGAGACAGTGGATGAATGAAGCAATAAGTTTTTTTAAAAATTTAGCGATTGACGCTCAACTTGATGCGTTAGAGGCAGATGGTAGAAAAGGCTTTGGGAAATATGTAGATGCGTCGCCTTTCCGAGCGGTGTATACTCACTATGAGATGGAGTTAAGGTAATGGGATCTAAAACCACAAGCGAAACAAAATTACCCGAGTTTCAAAGAGAGTTTCTCGAAGAAACTGTCCTTCCATACGCTAAAGATATAGCCGGTAGAGAGTTTACCCCATATGAAGGCGAGCTTGTTGCAGGACTAACGCCATTACAACAACAAGCAATGGAAGGCTACGGAGCCCTTAGTATGGGTGCGCCTATGTTTGAGCAGGCAGGAGAAACTTTCGGGCGTTTGGCAGACTTCCAGATGACGCCGATGCAGGCGGCAACCGCAGCTCCGGTCACAACATATGGCGGAGCCACAGTTCAGCCTACTCAAGCTTTCGGCGGAGCCACTATTGAAAGAACAATGCTACCTTCGGCTACAACGATTGGCGATATGGTCACATATGAAGGCGCTCAAATTGATCCAGTTGAGCGAGCGAGAGCCGCACAGCTAAAAGAAGCCGAGCGTATGCGAGCAGTAGGCGCAGTGTCGGCAGCCGAAGCCCCAAGCGAGATTGCGGTAGATAAGTTGGCTACTACAGATATTGACCCATACCTCTCTCCGTACACTCAAGCAGTTATCGAAGCAGGCCAAGAAGACATTGAAAGGCAAAGGCAATTAGCATCTAATAGACTTGCTGCCGAGGCAGAAGCAGCCGGCGCGTTTGGTGGATCTCGTCAGGCTGTTCAAGAGGGTATACTGGCAGGAGAAGCTGTAAGACAAGCCGGAGAACTTTCAGCAACGCAGCGTGAAAGAGCGTTTAGTGAAGCATTAGCTAGTGGTCGTTTTGACATTGGCAATGTGCAGCAAGCACGCAGCTTGGCGGCACAGCAAGAGCTGCAAGCAGAAACACTTGGCCAACAAGCCAGAGAAGCTGCGGCGGCAAGAGATCAAGCAGCCAGAGCAGGCAATATGCAGGCGGCTAACGAGTTTGCAAGGCAACAGGCACAACTTGAGCAGCAAGCGACGCTTTCTAACCAAGCGGCTTTTAATACTAGGGCGCAGGCGCAAGCGCAGCTTACGCAGCAAGCAGGCTTGGAGTCTATGGATGCCCTTAATCAACGCACAATGCAACAAGCTGCATTTGAGCAGCAAGCGGCAATGGCTGCGGCGGCGCAAGAAGCGGCTAGAGCCCAAGCGCAAGCAGGTCTTGCGCAAACTGCCGGCCTTACGGCTTCCGAACAAGATTTTGCACGGGCAGCGCAGCAAGCAGGCTTAACGCAACAAGCAGGGCTTACGGCTGCCGAGGCTCAAAATGCTGCGGCGCAAGCGCAGGCAGCAAGAGATCAGGCAGCTCAGGCGGCGACATTTGGCGGCCAATTCGATGCTGCCGGATTGCAGCAAGCAGGAGCGCAGGGCTTGTTAGGAACCGCAGGCGGACAACTACAACAGCAATTAGCCGGCCTCGGAGCTCAGATGGGCGCAGGGGGAGTTGGACAAGCGTTGCAACAAGCTCAGTTAGACGCTGCATACAGTCAGTTTGGCAGAGAGCAAGATTTCCCACTTACTGGCTTGAACGCATTGCTCGGCGCGGCATCAGGTATACCTGCCGGACTTGGCACGACCACACAGCGTACTGGTGGGCTCGGGCCTGCGTTGGGTGCGATAGGTAGCATTGGTATGGGGCTTGGGCCTTATGGAATGAACTTACCATTTTTAAGAACGTAGGAAGTTAAAATGGCATATATACTAACACAAGAAGACATAGACAGATTTGGTCTCATAGACGCTATGGCAGGCGACGTAGCTACGGCGGCAGACTTGCAGAAGATGAGCATGGCTACAGGATCTCCGGCAGAGCAGTTGGCAAGAGGTGCTATGGACTTGAGTGTCCCGTCGATGCCTATGGGAGAGGGAAAGGTAGTTAATCAGGCAGACAGAATTTTAACTAGCCCAATGCCAAGCGAACCAGTCGTTGGCTCAGAAGGCATCGCGACAGATGCCTTAACGGAACTTGGCATAGGGGGAAATATAAGACTTGCAGATCGGGCAACTCCTCCGACAATGCCAGAAAAAGCAACAACCGTAACCGCGCCAAGCGCCATGATGAGCTTGCTTGATCAATCTATATCACAAGACCCGTTTGAAAATTTGAGCAAAAATCAAAGAACAATGCTTGCATTTGCCGCAATTAAGGATGCAGGCATGGCGCTGCAAGGGAAAGAGGGCACAGCATTTTCTGGAACACTAACAGGCTTTAGAGAGCGTGCCGACATGGAGCGTAAGCGCCAAGCGGTAGCAGCTAGGCGTCAGCTTATGGGTAATCTTATGGGTGGCATGGGTATGGGCGGCGCAGGCGCGGCAGGCAGTCCTACGCAACAGCGTGAAGCAATTATGAGCGCCCTCACTGGCCAACTTATAGACGCCCCCACTGCAAACATTCTTCTTGGCAATGTTGAGAAGCAAGAGTCCAACATGTCAGGAGCTTCAAAAGCCACGGCGATGATAGCAGATATTGATAACTTGTTAAGTCTTGAAGGCTTAGATCAGATTGTAGGTGTAAAAGGCATAGCAACCGGCGCACTTGACACTTTAGGGCTTGGGGCATTGCTTCCACAGGCGCAAGTAGCCAGAGGTGTTTTAGACAAAATTAAAGGTGGCGTGTTCTTAAATGCATTTGAAAGCCTAAAAGGCGGAGGCCAAATTACAGAGTTAGAAGGTAAGAAAGCTGAAGAAGCAGGGGCTAGGTTGCTTACAACTCAAAGCCCAGAAGATTTTAGAGCCGCACTGGCCGAGCTTAGATTTTATACTGATATTGCCAGACGTAGATCTATGGGAGAAAATATTCCGCCAGACACTTTTTACGAGCCAACAACTGGCGCGGCAGGATCTTTAAACGAAAGAAAACAAAAATGGCTTCAAGGCGGTTAAAATGGCAGAATACACTGTAGAAGATTATCGTAAAGCCGCAAAGGCAGCTTACGAAGCAGGAGACATAGAGGCGGCAGAGGCATTAATTGAAGAGGGTATGGCGCTCGAGCAACGGCTCAAGCCTGCACCAACTGGCGCTGAGATAGTCGAACAGTTTGATGACGGTGGGCGCATTTTAAAAAGCACACAAACCGGTCAAGAGACTTACGTTACTGACGGATACACTACATCAGATCCTGCGCGTATATCCCAAATACGAGCCGCAGGCGGTAAAGCCGGAGAAGTTTACAAAACGTCTATGGCTGAAGATATTATTAGCCAAGTAGGTGAGTTACCGGCAAGAGCTGCAAGCGCGATAAAAGGCGTACCATTTGTTGGCTCATATATTGACGAAATCATAGGGCAGTTTAGCCCAGAGGCAGCGCAGGCAACAAGAGCGGCGCAAGAGGCTCGAGAGATAGTAGCGCCAGTTACAACTGGAATATCAAGAGCAGGCGTAGGCGTGGCGACCGCTATTCCTGCGGCTATAGCTGCTCCTGCAATATCTGTCACTCCGCTTGGCACTTCTTTACTAAGCCGTGTAGCCGCAGGAACTGGCCTTGGGGCCGGCGTTGGGGCTTTGGAAGGTGCAATATACGGTTACGGCGAAGGGGCTACACCTCAAGAGCGTGAGGAAGCTGCTAGACAGCAAGCACTATTTGGAGCCGGAGCAGGCGCAGTGCTCGGTCCACTGGGGCCGACTGTTGGCGCAATAGGCGGTAAAATTAGAGGGCGTCAGGTGTCAGCTCCTGCGCGTGAAGTTGGACGCGAGATAGGCGCAAAAGAGCAGGCGCTAGGATTAATAAGCGAAGCAGCTCGCATGGACGCTCCAACAGCCGCAGCTAACTTGCAACGTGCAGGGCGTTACGGATCTCTTGGACAAATGGGACCGGCGACACGAAATCTGTTAGACTTAGCGGCTTCATCTACTAGCGAAGGCGCAGCCATTGCGCGACAAAATATTGAAGAAGTTGCAGGATTAGCAGGATCTCAGTTTAACGATTTGCTTGACGTGTCTTTAGGTGGGCCGCAGGCTGCTCAACAACTACAAGACTTGCTTATGGAAGGCACCGCAACAGTTAGGCGCACTGAATATGACAAGGCTTATCAAGCGCCGATAGATTATGCCACTGCACAAGGGCGTAGGCTTCAAGAGCTGCTAGGAAGATTAGACAGCGACGTAATAGCCAGAGCTGAACGACTTATGAGACTAGAAGGTCAGCCATCACGGCAAATTCTGGCTCAGTTAGACGACGCCGGTAATGTTATTGGCTTCGAGACTTTGCCTGATGTA